ATACCAAACACTATAGCTCTCAAAATTTAAAGTACTAAATCCTTGAGGCCCCAGAGGCCATTTTAGGCAATAAAATCACCATACATGGCCCCTCAAATCACAGAAAAGCAAAAAGTACACTCTAGCAATAGTTTTTGAGATACGTATATGAGCCTTTTTGACACGTAGCTATTTTAGTAACGCCTATATATAATATACTAATATGGGTGGGATTTAGATACGTATGTATTTTAGCTTCACACGTGTAATTGAAAAGTGTTCTGTTTGGCTAGTTTGTGTAATCTAGGATTTAGGTTGTGATTTTGTGTACCTAGACTCGGATTTTAATTGCCAAGAGGCTAGGATTTATATTAAAATTGTGTACCTAGAGGGGCCATTTTAGGCTCGGATTTTATAAAACTGGGTACACAATTTATGCCATAAATGGCCTCGGATTTAATAAATTTCTAGGCAATCAAGGGGCTATTTTTAATTACCCTCCTAGTAATATTGTTGTTAATTGCATAAGTATTTATATTATGGTTATTTTAGATAATTCTAGGACATTAGGGGCCTTCGAAAGGCAATCAAGGATATTGCATAATTAAAATATAATATCTATATTTGCATCAGATAATTAACTAATTAAAATTTTAGAATATGAAAACAAAAGAAGTAACTATCTCAAACATTAAATTTAACCTCAGTACCAAACCCTTAGTATCTGAACCAGAGACTTATCCCGATCATCCTTCAGTCCCAGTAAATCAGATAACCAATAAGATCATCACTAATCTTATTAACTACTTACCAGAGTACCCCTGGTACGAATACATATATAATTCAAATGACCAATTCGATGAAAACTTACCAGAGCTAATAAATGCTGGCAATCACTTTCTCAGTATTTACATTAATACAGACGATTGCCTAATCGAATTTTCTACCGAGCAACCAGATTCTTCAGATAACCTTTGCGAAGACCTTTCCCTTACTACAGATGGTATAACCTTCACAATATACTTCGATTAATCAATTGCCCAGGCCTAACTAAGGTACCTGGGCTTTTCTATGTACATACCTAAGAGGCCATCTATAGACTTCATATAATTACCTAAGAGGTACTAGAGCTTTACTACACATATACTTACTAGCCTTATATAAGAACCCACTAGGCCTATCTATAGATCTTATAAGGCTTACCTAAGTACGCTAACTATCGACCATATATGGCCTTCAGGTATAGGTATATAATATACAGATACTATATAGCCACTTAAAAAGGCCCTCCGAAAATCCCCTAGAATCCTCTGGCCTTGTGGATTTGTTACGAGGGATTGCCAAGAGGTTATAGTAGGAGAACCATAGATGGCCTTAATTTGTTATCATACAGGTATTATATAGCAGATAACGTGCGGGGCAATTTAGGACCCCGTGGAGTTAATGCGTGGAAATTTGATAAAAATTTTTGATAATAAATAATGTACGTGTAAATAATAAAATTTTTGAAATATGCAAATATTTTCTGAAAATTATTCTTAAAATAATAAAACTCATTTTTAACAAAAAATTTTCTCGAATTATTTTGCAGATTAAAATATTATTCTTATCTTTGCAATGTCGGAAACGATAAGAGTTCTAAATTTTAATAAGAAAAATTTTCAAAAAAAATCTTTGAAAATTTTGCAGATTAAAATATTATTCTTATATTTGCACAAAGAAATAAAACAAGACCTTTTCGAGTTTCTAATAAGACTTGAACTTTTATCAAAAGGTCGTCAAATAAAACAAATTCAAAAGTTCAAGCATTTTACTATGGAAGAAAAAAAATTAAATTCAGTTGAGAATGTAGATGTAGTTGAAAATTCTTCAAAAGAAAAAGTAAACAAAGTTAGTGCAAAAAAAGCAAAAGCAACTGCAAAAGCAAATAGCACTATCAAACTTTCAGTTGATTCCATTTTTAAAGATCTAAATGAAAAAACAAACGGACTTTTAAAAACTTCTTTAGGAGGGAAAAAAACAGAGATCTACGTTGAATCTCTGTTTGCAGAATTGAACGAAAAGCAAAAAAAATCATATCGAAAAAAATTAAGAAATACAACTTTTTCTTTGCTTGATTCGGTTTGCAAAGCAAAAGAAGAAAAAAAACAAAATGAATTAAAAACACTTGTTTCAGCTTTCAAAGATTTTTACAAGCAAGTTTATAAAATTCATGATTTTTCTTTTGCGTCTATTGCAAGCGAGAATACAAAAGACACAAAAAAAGAAGTTCTTACAAAAGGTTTGAATATTGTTAAGAATTTCAAGTAACTAACTGCAAAAGTAAGGGACAAAAATGTTTGTCCCTTACTTTTTATTTTTAAATGTTAAATTTAACGTAACCGTGCCCCCCATTTAGTACCACAACTTTTTACCTCCTCGTATTAAGGGCATTGCCTAGAAAAGCCTTGAACACACACCCTAAAATTTTTTCCTACACACACGTTAAGGGCATACCAAGACACAACACACAAAGAAGCCAGAGAATAAAAACATCCCTGGCATTCAAAATCTTAATCCTTACCATACTCTTCCTTAATCCTTTAAAGCCAATTTCAAAACCTTAATCCTATGTGGGATATATTTCTTATAGTAAGGAAACCAATACCCAAATATACGATTCTCTCTATCAATCTTATCTATGGGAGTCTTCAACCATCGATTACCTCTTATAGTATGATACTCTCCATAACCTATGTAATCAAATTTTTCGGGAAACCAGAGATGGGTAATACCAAACCTTTCAGGTTGGAACCAGGATTTAATTACACTATGCCAGAATTCATGATCCTGATTATCGAATATCCTCATCTCTATGGTGAAGTTATTCTTTGCCTTTTCATCGATATTACTCATGATACTAATCCATATAAGAATATTATAAACCAAACTACTAGAATAAAGATATAAGGGATTGCATATTTCTTAAATGGATATCCCTCTATCCCATCATTAAGGGCATATATAAATACTATTGGCCATAGTAACATCATTAATGCTACTCCCAGTAACTTAAACCAAGTAAAGCCAAGGCATACTAGAGCATCAAAATTCATTGAACTACCTTTATAATTACCGTGACTATCGAAGTGATAGTAGTTCTTAGGTTTTAATACTTGCTCAGCCCCTAAGTAGGGTGGTAGGTCCTTTTTAATGAACCTACCTTTGTTATCTCTTGCCCTTTCCCTTAGAAGTTTAGGGGCAGATAAATCTTCGTCGTAATCTTTAATTCTAGCCATTGTTTTTCTTTTTAAAGAATATTAGGTAAATAGGAAATAAAGGTAATACTAACCAGATTGTAAGAAATAATAGGTAAGGTCTTAGCATCCTAATTTCTTGACATAACAGCTTGGTTAGAAATATAGAGGGGATTAGGCATATCCCATAGATTATGCCTAATATTATCCAAGTACTATTCATTGAGCTTCAATTAATTTTTTAAGTTTCTTATCTAAGGTTATCACTTTCTCAAGGGTTTCATCATCCTTGTGTTTCCCGTTATCATCCAACCATTTTTTGATTGCCTCTAAGGATTTCTTGGATTGGTGATATGCAACAAAGGCATTGTACTTCTGTTCATTCTCTGGAGTACAAGGTAGGATTATTGCATTACCTTTCCCATCTAATCGAGTAAATTGACCCTCTAGATTTGTTGTTCTAGTAATTATTACCTTATTAGATAATATTGCAGCAGTACCATTCTTTTTATCGATAGATACTACGTTTGCCTTTTCCATTAGGGTTTTGTCTTGGTAAATTACCGAGTTACCCTCTTTGAGTTTTATTACTTCTTTTTTCATATAAATACATTATTTATTTCATTATACAAATATACTATTTTATTTTTAAATATCAATCATTATTGAATAAATTCTGCAAATCTTCTGAGGTTATTCCATGCTGACGGTAGTAGTCGTATTCCCAAGGATTGAGAGGTTTGCAATTGACTGGGTATTCGTCTCTTAATTCGAAAGGCAAATAGCCAAGAAATTCTATACTGTTGAAATACTGTACCTTACCATCAATAAATAAGAAATATTTCAAGGGTCTATCGATTGCCTTACCGAAATTACTTCCTATTAATCTGATATCCTTGTTGGCAATGTAAACATGATACTTATCAGTTATCAAATATACCTGGGTATTCCAGGGTTTCTTCGATTCATCTAAGGTTTTCCTAAACCAATCAACCATAATCTGTTGTTTCTTTCCTATATCCATAATTAAATTATTTATTCATTGATAAATAGAACTCGATATACCCACCTAAGAAAGGCTACAAGCAATACTTTATCCTCTTTAATGTAAACTCTAAGAATTTATATTATGGATAAACTTACTAACGAATTAATTGCCAAGGTTGCAAACAAGTTAAACCTTGAACCAGCTCTGTTAAAGACAGTAACTGTAGTAGAATGTGGTAATCGAGACGGATTTTTACCCTCTGGTAGACCTCAAATTCTCTTCGAGGGTCATGTAATGTGGAAATATTTGAAGATAAAACTCGATGGAGAAGGCAAAAGAACCTATTTATATGACCTAGCCAAGAGAAATCCATCCTTAGTTTATCAAAAATGGACCAAAGAATTCTACTTAGGAGGTGAAGGAGAGTGGAAAAGACTCGAAGCAGCTCGTAAAATTGATGAAAACTGTGCTAATTTATCCACTTCTTGGGGATTGGGACAGATTATGGGCTTCAATTATCAGCTTTGTGGATGTCAATCAGTAGATGAAATGATCCAAAAGATGTCTGAATCTCATGAAATGCAGCTAGAAATGATGTACCATTTCCTCTATAACTCTGGTTTAGTGAAATATTTGAAGGCAAAAGACTGGGATGCTTTCGCTAA